GTTCGGCTTTGCCGATTCTAGTAACTAATCTCGGAAAATCTTCGACTTCGTCTACGATTTTCGCTCCAAATCCGCACCGCTACGCGGTGCTGCCTTGAATTCTCCAGAAGGTATATTGGGAACTAATGACCTACGGTCACCGGAAGAGTTTGGTGTGTAATATTTACCTGATTTTCCGCATAAATTTTCATAAATCCTCGCCTTACCACAAAATTCATAGTCACTAGCACTTTCAATCAATTCGCCTGATACTAAATTGTATGATTCTTTGTATACTATTGGAAAATAAGTACATTTACCCATTGTTTTATCTGCCGGCCATTCAATCCAAGGTCTATAAAATTTACAATTACTACAAAATTTTAAGGATTCTACAGTTAATAACGAATAAAGTATGAAAAGTACTTTCATTATATTATGTATGAATATTATATAATTTTATATTTATTTTAGTTTATTATAAAATTGAATATTGTTCCAACACACATATAATATTATATGTAAATCATGAGAACTATTACCAAATATATTGAAGCTATAAAAGCTAGTATCGAATACCGCGTGGGACAAAATGCCAAAGATAATTATGATATCATAGACCAATCTGGTCCGGATGATATTTGGTTTCATATTAACCAAGTATCATCCTGTCATGTTGTAGCAACCATACCATCGGAAAAAAAATACGATAATAAACAGCTCAAAAAAATAGCGATTCAAGGCGCACTATTATGTAAACAAAATTCAAGATATAAATCGGATCCTAATATTTCCATCATGTATACTAAAATTCAACATGTCGAAAAAACAGGTACAGTGGGTGCAGTTACAGTAGAAATCTACAAAACTTTGATAGTTTAGTTGGATGCTAGGCCAAATTTCTCTTTCATTATCGAATTCTTGGATGGTCCCGCTTGTTTCTCACTTTGGCGTTTTACCTTGTACATATTTGCGTTTGGATTTGTCTGTTTGGTACTATTGCCATAAATACTCAAAATAAAATTGTCATTGTCTTCAAAGAGCTCAGGTAAAATCCGACTCAACGGTTTTTCAATGATAGTCAATAGATGTTCCGTTTTCAACAATTTACGATATTCTTGAATTGATAAATTACCAAAGAATTTCTCCAATAAATAATAAGGATTTGGTGCAGGTTTAATGTTTTTTTTATATTCATATACCTTGCTGTAAATATGATTTAATAAATGATATCGCTCAAACTTGGTCGAATCATCCAAGTTCTCTTTCATTAAATAGGCTACAGCGCATTCAGGACGACAAAAGGAACCGTATCCATAAATTTTATCGTCCATTTCATATTTGGGAATATAACATGATTGATTGTCATAATCATAAGTACACCAAAAACACGCCGATTTCTTGTCGTGTAATGTATTCTTATACAGATTAATTTTTAATTTCTTGAGTTTTTGGTTAATATCCTTAATATTGAGGTCACTATCTTCTTCTTCATCGTTGGTTTCGATTTCTGTGCTCTTGTTGCACAATTGACATATATTATTTGTAGTTGTTGTAGTGACACTATGTGATGATTTGATATTTGAAGAGTCAAAATATGCATAATTCTGATTATTATGATTAACATTATTATTCGTATTATTATCAGAATGTACTGAAGGTTGTGTATCGTTTATTTCATAATTACTAAAAGAATGAGTTGGGTCCTTACTATTATATGTCTCTATTTCTGGCGGTACATCCGGATTATATTTTAATTCATTGGTTACTAGACGATCTAATTTCATATTATAATCATTTAAATCGCTCAATGAACATTTTAAATGGAGAATTATATTAGGTACAATATCCGACTTGGACGATGATTCAATATTTTTTAAAATCAGTTTCCCGCCTTTCGGTTTTCTTCCTCGTTTTTTGGAAGTGTTTTCATCTTTTTCTATTTTGATATCGTTTTGTTCTACTACAATATTGTGTTGGTCTTCACAGGTTATTACATTATTAGATTCGATATTTTGAATATCGGTAGTAGAAATAGTTTTTTCATTTATTGTAATAATAATATTATTTGAATCTGGAGAAATCACCTCCTTCTTTTTTCTACCCCTTTTTTTTAAAAGTTTACTATCCATTTGTTTTTATCTATACTATCATAGAAACTATTTTAAATCGTTTTTAATTATTGTTTGGGGGTGCAGAATTCATGAGAATAGTAGACATTCATCCAAAAATATTAAATTATATTAAATTATATTATAATTATATATAATTTAATGAAACAATCTACTATGAAAACAGTTTTAACATTTATTTTTATCATAATTTTGTCTGTTTTTTTTATATATTCTCCGAGCGAAATTGTATCGAATAAATTCGAACAATTTTCTAACAATCAGGATTCTTTATTAATCAATTATACAGATTATTTATACACAGCAAATACACAAGAAATATTCATTAACCAAACCTACAATGACGCGAAAGTTTTTTCAAACGATACAATTAATAGTATTAGTAAAGATTATATCGTAAATGACATGATTTATATTGATGTTTTTAATTATAATTATTTTGATTATAAAATTCTAATTGGGAACAAGTCTATCGATATATATTTAGACAAAACCAGACCACAACAATTGCAATTTTATTATTATTATACAGGAGAAAAACCAGGTGTTGTACGATTTTATGAAAGTGATGGTAGCATGCAAAGTACCAAACAGAAGCACGAAGCGGTCAACTCTTTTATATTGATGAATAATTCTGATAATACCGCTGGTACAAGTATTAATTATATTTTTGCTTACGATGTCATCGAGGGTCGTCCCAATGTCAATTATAAAGTTATAAAATTCATGAATACTAATAATGGAGTGAAACCACCTACAACCAACATCCAAGAGCAAAATGAGCCATATACACCCTTGGATTTAAATCCAATTATAAACACTGACATAAATGAAATCGACTGTAATCTAGCTTTAATTGGTAACAGTGACATGTCTTCTATAATCAATGGTACGACGGTATGTACTGTTAAAAATAAAAATGGAGGAACTGTTGTTTCGAATGTGCCATTTGCATCGTCTTTAACACCTTCAAGACCATATGCACCTGTTTTACCCACAACATTTGCGCCTTCAGTATCACCGATAAGTGCCGCATTGGTACCCGCACCTACATCCATACCAGCGCGTGTACCTGTGTATAATTCTCCGTCACCTTCAGTATTTTCTCCTTTCCTAGCGCCGGTGTATTCAGTACCAACTTTTGGATATACACCTTCTCCAGCACCAATGACACCACCAGTACTAGCACCAGTACCAGCACCAGTACCAGTACTAGCACCAGTACTAGCACCAGCACCAGTACCAGCACCAACAACTACATCTATCATTACATCACCTCCACCACCAACACGCGACCCATCATTGCCGTCATTTATATCTACAATAACCGGAAATTATAAAACATCAAATTATGGTAATTATATTCTTTATGTTTTTACAGATAATTCTTCTGTTGTATTTAATACAGGTATTACATTTAATATTTTAGCAGTTGGAGGTGGCGGAGGTGGTGGGTGTAACCAACCCGGTGGTGGTGGTGGAGGTGGTGTAGTCCAACAAACTGTAAAAACAACATCTGGAAACACAGTAAATATAAACATCGGTAAGGGAGGATATTCAACTGTTAATCCGAATAAAGCATATCCAGGACAAAATACAACAGTTGTATTTTCTACAAGTACTTCCAATAATATTACCGCATTTGGTGGTGGTGAAGGAGGTTCTTATCAGTATGATGCAGGAAATGGTGGTTCAGGTGGTGGTGTTGGATGGACGAATACAAATAAATCAGGTTCTGGTATAAGTGGTCAAGGAAATAATGGTGGTATCGGTTATTATGGCGGCGGTGGTGGTGCTGGTGGTCCTGGAGAAAATTGTGGACCACAAGGTACACATGCAGGTAACGGTGGTCCTGGTATCAAATCTCAATTACCAGGAATCGTAAATTCTGAATATGGTAAATACTATTGGGGTGGTGGTGGTGGTGCTGGTTCGGCAGGTAATACAAATGGCCCTGGTGGAAATGGTGGTTTAGGAGGTGGAGGTGGAGGTTCAGTAAATGGAGGTACTATTGGTAAAGGCGATACAAATGGACTAAATGTAGCAACAGATGGAAAATCTGGTATGGGTATGGTTGGTGGTAATGGTGGTGTGAATACAGGCGGTGGTGGGGGAGGTTCTTCACAATCAGGTGGAACATTAGGTGGTAATGGTGGAAGTGGTATTGTTATTATAGTAGTTTCAACAGTATCTCTTCCTGACAGTAGTTGGGCTTTACCACCACCTCCGCCACCACCCGCTCTTACAGGTATTCTTACAACAACCAATATAATTGGTACAAATGTTGATATTGTAGGTACTTCCAGTGATAATTTTAATGTAATTGCATTTACTACACCTAATAATAATAAGGCATATTTCACTGTACTAAATTCTATTTCGGTCAATATTTTTATGGTGGGTGGCGGTGGAAATGGTGGTGGTCGTTCAGGTGGTGGTGCAGGTGGTGTCGTACAACAGACTGTCACATTTCAACCTGGAACATACACCGTAAATGTAGGAAATAGAGGTGATAATGCAAATCTATTAGGTACTGACCGTACAAGTTGGATAAAAGATTCCAATAATAATATTATTTATATAGCACGCGCTGGCGGTGATGGTAATGGATTTAATCCAGGTAGTGGTCGTCCAGGAAATGGCGGTAGTGGTGGAGGCGCTGCTTGGGCGGGTAGTCAGAATGCAAACTCACCTGGAATACAAGTACGCACTTATAAAGGTTCGACTATTTTTTCTGCAGGAATAGGAAACACTACTGACAATAATATCGCGAATCCAGGTGGAAAAGGGTTGATAAATACCGATATTATAACAAATAATCAGAATATTGGGGATGGTGGTGGTGGAGGAGCGGGCACTCCTGGTGGAGATGCCACATTACTACAAGCAATTGGTGGCAACGACCAAGACGGGTTTCCCATCGGTCCGATAAAAGGTGGGAACGGTGGTGATGGTATTTTATGTACCTTATCTGGTATTAAAAATTTTACATACAATGGTAAAAATTGGGGACAGTTATATTGGGCTGGTGGTGGTGGAGCTGGTTTTACCGGTTATACCTATGACCGTACAACACCTTTTAACTATAATAATCCTACAAAATCGGCGGATGGTGGCAAAGGTGGCGGTGGTGGTGGTCAAGGACCTTGGAAAGTAGGAATATCATCAGGTGGTACACAAACACCTACAAATTGTTTTTCAGGATACGGAGATAATACCGGATTAAATCCGGGAGGTACTTATCTATTCTATGGTTCAAATGACGCAGGACTAAGTGGTCCAACTAGTGACGGTGGTAATCATGGTGGTAATGGTGGAAATAACACTGGTGGTGGGGGCGGGGGTGGGTATGATAGTGGAGGTGGAGGTGCAGGCGGTAGTGGTATTATCATCATTTCTTTTGCAAAAATATAATCGAATGGATTATTATAGGATATAATTATATATGAGTCAAAAACAATCAAAAATTGTATTATTATTAATGACAATTGTATTGATTTTAATATTTGTATTGTTCTATATGCAAGCTATACCGATAGAACATTTTTCTAACAACAATTTAGAATCTTTTGTTCCAGTCACAAATAGTATATTTCCAACCGATAATTTTATTATGACACACGACACAGCATTGGACGCATATGATGTTACAAATCCCATATTAACACCAGATGATGTTATTTATCAGACCACCAAATATCAAGCATTGATGGAAAATGGTTGGTTCAATGATTTTGGTAATAATACACCATCTGGTACAGGACCCGCATCACGACCATCCTTCGGACAACCTGCTCCTTCCTTCGGAATACCTGCTCCCACAATCAAAAAAAAACTTGAATTCCCCTGTAAAGTAGTCGTATCATATTCCAACTACAAAGACGCTGCTAGTGGTTTAGACCCATTCATAAACAAAACAATGAGTGTGTTAGTATATGATGATTTTTTTGCGGCTTATCCGATTAAAGACGACACAGGAAATGCTATGTATTTTCCAGGTATCGACGGGATGTATTCGCTTTGGGCGTTAAGTGTTTCAAACAATAGTATTATTTGTGGATGGCATCAATATGCATCAGATAAAGCGCCCGCCAACAATTATCCCAATAAATTGGTACTTTATGTAAAAACTGTTCTCTAATGATTTTTTCGTATTTTTTATAACATATTCGATATATGATATAAAAATTAAATACAAACCCTATACAATGAGTATAAATTTAACAAATCTACGACATAATCAAATTCCATGGGTCGAAAAATATCGACCTAATCATTTTGATGATATTGTTCTCGACCCCATCAATCGCAATCTTTTTAATAATATATTGGAAAAAAATTATTTCCCTAATTTGCTTTTTTATGGTCCTCCAGGCACAGGTAAAACTACAACAATAATCAATCTGATTAATGATTTTCAGTCAAGACATCATAAAATTAACAAGAACCTGGTCATTCATTTAAATGCATCGGACGAAAGAGGTATTGATATTATCCGTAATCAAATACATCAATTTGTGAAAACGAATAACATGTTTGATACTGGGTTAAAATTCGTTATATTGGATGAAGTTGATTATATGACTAAAAACGCACAACAGGCATTAAAATATCTTTTACAAACATGTTCACAAAATGTGCGTTTTTGTCTGATATGTAATTATATTAGCAAAATCGAGGAGTCTCTACAAAATGAATTTATTAGTATTCGCTTTAATCAATTACCAAAAGAGGATATTTTTCAATTCATTCGTAATATTTCTGACAATGAACATTTAAATTTAACTGAGGAATTAATTCAAACCATTCAAATCACTTATGAATCCGACATTCGCAGTATGATTAATTTTATTCAACTCAATCAAAATTTTAAAGGGGGGGATTGGGAAAACAAAATATTGAATAAATCTATTTTGGAACATATTCATCAACTTATTTTTCGTAAAAAAACAGATACCGAAAAAGAAGATACGATACAAGACTCAACGATAAACAGTATCATAAAATATATATACGACATAAGCGTTCAATATAATATGGATAAGAGAACAATAATATTGAACTATTTTCATTACATAATTAAGGAATACCCACCATTTATCACTCAACAATTTTTAAATATTATTTCAAATCTGATTCATAATACAGATGTGAAAACAGAACATATGGTAAATTATTTTGTATATAAATTATACGATTATTATTCTAAAATTAGATAAATTCACAAACCTGTGTTTTTTAATGACAACTCAGCAAAATATTCTGGTGAAACCATTACCGTTTTTTTTCTTATTTTTGTGGTTTTGTTTTTCACAATGGGTTCCTCATTTAATACCGAAATATTTTGATATTCATTTGCAAAAATCTTCTTTATGAATTCATAAATATACACCAAAATGCTTTCGGAACAATTGCCGACAATCAAGCAACTACCCGTTCGAAAAATCATAAACGACACTTCAATGTATTTTTTATTGTCGATTAATTCGCTCAATTTCATACCTCGTTCTTCTTGTAAAATTCTACCATTTTGTTTTTCCGTATCATATCCAAAATCATTATTAAAATAAAATTTACATTTTACTCCAGGATAACTACACGGGTCATATGCCGATTCAATACCATATTTTTCGTTTTTAAGAATCGAATGTAATTTATCGCGATTGATAAAATACCCACAATTGAAATTGGAATTAATCAGCACATTGTCATCTTTTGAATTTTCTACAAACTCAATAGGTGTCTCGAGTATTCCGTCGTTTATTTTCAGAAAATATGGTTCTAGAATACCAATAATCATACCTTTAACAATGTCTAAAATTTCTACATTAAGTATTCCTGGAATTTCTAATTTTCCAGTGTTAAATACCTTTACATGAATTTCACGGAAATTACCTTTATATTTGAATCGTAATATAATAGCAAAACAATTATAGAATGCATTTTTCACCTTTAGTCGAGAATTGATAATGTCTTTTCTTGACAGCCCTACAGTGATTTTTCGTTCATCTTTGAATTTTATTCTGCGGGCTGTAGGGTTGTTTATCTGTTTAATAATATTTTCCGTATAATAATATACACCAATGAGTTTTTCTTTAATTAATTCATATTCCTCTGGTGTTTTTGATACAATTTTCATCTGTTTTTTTATGACACCTTCTTCGGGTTTCCAATATTCAACTACCGGAATATCCCAAAATATTGTGTGAATATCAATTTCATTATTCAAAAATAACACCTTAGTTTTTGTCGAAATATAAAGGTCATCACATTTAGGTGTATTGAATTCTGGGACAAAACTATTATTATGCTTTGCAGGTTCCTGTTTTGATTGAGGTTTTGTGACATTATATAAAAATTGGGACCATTCTTCATCTACTGATGCCATAATATTATTTTGATTACTATATAAAAAGACTGTAATTATTTAAATTGTTTCAATTTTATTATTTATTACACCTTTGACGATTTAAAACGCCCATTTTTATATTTTTTATTTGTAAAAATATAAAGAATTAATACTATATTACATAGTATAATATGGAAAATGATAATGAACTATTATTGAAACAAAAAATTCTATCTTTAGAACAAGAAATTGAACAACTTAAAGAACACTTGAAAAAATATACAGCACCAACACGAAGCAAACTATTTTATGAAAATCATAAACCTACTGTTCTACAGAAAAACAAAGAATACAAGGATAAAACAAATTATTATTCCAATTTGTCTGACGAAAAAAAGAAAGAGTATGCGAAAACCGCATATCTAAATAAAAAGGCAAAATTAAAAAAGAATGTTGAAGAAGATATTTAGGAATTATATAGATTGTTCGTTAAATCTATATAAAGATTATCTTTAGTAATAATATACAATGGTGAAAAAGAAAAAAGATGGAATAACCATTCAAACCCCCATAATTGAAAAAATCAAGAGAACCGATGTTGCCGAACGCAAAGTATCCAATAAAGATACCGATTTTACCTGTGTTAAGATGAGTTTCAATTCTTTAGTAGAAAATAATTATTTTCGGGGTGGCTTACAAAATATTGTTCTCAACATCAATCAAATATGCTTTTTATCCTACCAACTGTTGAACTACCACTTTACCCGACTTTTAGCCGAAAATAAACCGATTCCTGATATTACACAATCTCTATTTTACCAAGCGTGTTCTACTGTTTCTGTAATGATAGACCGTAACGAAAAAATAGACATCACTGATGAGTTGTATATTAGTTTTTCACATTACAAGGATACATTAGGTGAATTGCCCTTCCGCAACCGTATGGGTAATTTACTCAATAATTTATGCCGACAACAGGTTACTATGACCATGAACCATCTCAAATTGAACTTTTACAAACGATTTCATAAATACTTGGAATTGAAAACAGGGGAAACACGCAAAGGTGTGATTTACCAGTGGCTTAAAGACATTTATGCGGTGGAATACAACGGTAAAAACTTCTTTATTCATTCCATGCGTCAGTGGCTCAAATATACCCCTACTGAACAAAACATACAAAAACATTCCTCCCACTTTATCAAAATTTACTACAAAATCCTACAAACATTTGAAAAATACCCCAATCAAAAAGGGGTTAGAACCTTCCATTTATTACCTACGAAAAACTCTTTTAGTTTATCCGCCATTGAAATCTGTTCCAGTTGTTTGGAAGATTTGATTGGTTACTTTACCAAGCGACCACCCCCGAAAGATTTTGATGAAAACAAATTGTTGTATTGGTATGATTTTTTCAAGATTGAAAAATATGAAACCGAGAAACGACGATTTGCGTATGCGATTTATACCGATGGAAAAAGTGCGGTGGTTCGCCTACGAAAACCCAAAGAAACCATATTGAAACCCAAAGAGATAAAAAACATCACATACGAACAATATGTTGGTATCGATCCAGGTGTGCGTTCCTTACAAACATCTTGTAATGATACAGGTAGAGTGATTGAAACCACTACACCCAGTTACCGACATGATTGTAAAATGAAATATGCTTGTAAGAAACGAGAAGGGTGGTATAAAAGATGGAATCAATACGACATGTGGCGTGGCATTCCCAGTTTCAAGACCACCAATGTCACCAAAATGTTACACTATTTTCACTATACCTACCCGCATTTGAAATCCATTTTTAGGTTTCATCTTTACAAGAATTTTCGTGGTTTATCTTTTCGTTCCTATTGTCGTGGAAAAGCCACCATGGACAAGATATGTAAAAGTATTACCGAAGGAAAGAAAACATTGGTAGGGTTCGGTGATTTTTCTCAACAACACGGATTGATGAAAAAACACCCGACAGCCCCCATCAAGAAGTTCCGCAATGAATTGAAAAAACATTGCGATGTGGTGGAAATAGATGAGTGGGGAACCAGCAAGACATGTCATAAATGTCACCAACCGATAGAGTTGTATAAAAACAGAGTAGTAAGAAAAAAGCGGGTCAGAGGCACCGTAGGTGCCTCAACCTTATGCGCCGTTCGGCGCATTGAGGATGGAACAAAAACCCGAGCCAAGATGTGTTATATCAACAGTGTAATCCGTTGTAGTTCCAACGAGTGTTCATTATGTTGTATGGATAGAGACATCAATGCTTCCAAGAACATACTACTATTGTTACAACTCCAAAAAACGGGAAAAAAGCGTCCAGAATGCTTTTCTCCTACCAAGAATAAAATCAACTGCGATACTCCTTTATTGGAAGATAAGTATGTTGAGGCGTGAGATTCGCAATTACTTTTTGATAATTTTTTTCGTCTATAATGGGCGTTTTAAATCGTCAAAGGTGTAAGGATTCCTTTAGCAAACATCCATATACATTATTTTTTATGTCAAAATTTTTGTCTTTGATATATTTATAATCAAATGGAAATTTCTATACAAAAAAAATCCAATATCCAACTTCCAAGTACAAGTAAAAATATTCATCGCAAATCCCAAAGTATTGAGATTTTGCCAAATAACGCTTATTTATCAGAACAAAAACCATTTTCTGCACCTACATCGTGTTCTCCTCCCAATGATTTCATGAATATTTTGAAAAAACGAATGAATAACTACTTTTAGAACGATTGTGCAATATTTTTCCCGTTATTATATATGAAAAAAATAAACAAAAAATATTTTAATATAATTATTATTAATATTATTATAATGATTATAACAGCTCTGTGAATTTATTGCTTAGACAGAAAGGATGCTACTGCTCTGCGTGCATTTCCAAGGCATCCTAACCCATTAAGAAGAAATACGCTTTTTAGCAATGGATGAATCCACCAAATAAATGGAATTCTCCGTAATAATAATGTACTCCTTCTCTACATTGTAAATTCGGTCAATGGGACTTGTGTATTCATCCTCACTCTTAACCAGCAGTTTTTCTTGGTCCTCCTTAACACCAATGAGAACCGTCTTGTCGATCGAATGTGTCCAATAATCCATAAGAATCGGTTTATCTTCAACAATAGATAATTTTATTGCGTTCATAAGAGCATTCATACCAGGTAATCGATAACCATTGTGCATAGTCGGGTCTGTTTGTGCGCTATTTTCTTTTGCTAATGATGCATTAATAGCAGCCACACCTCCGGTCGAAGGAGGTTGTGACGATTCTGGTTTCATAAATTTACTCATTTTGTGAATAATATATTAATAATATTATATTATTGGTAATTTACTTTAAATGGTAAAAATAAGAAAATATATTTATTAGTAAAATTTATAAAGCAACAATAATGAATGATGATTTAATCAAAAAATTGCTAAATATTATTTATGAATATTTGGACAACATGAAAAACTCGGAATTTTTCACTAAACTTGAAAATAATGGGTTTTTATTATCCATTGGGTTTCGTATGATGATACATATTTTTCAGTTAAATTATATTCATTCAAAAAATATAGATGATGTTTATTTAAATTGTCAAAAGGCATATTATTATTATTCTGAATACTTGGAGCAGATGTACAGCACAAATATGTGTCAGGATTTAAATCATTTAGATGCTTTGTTATTTGTTTATAGTAAAACATTGATTAAATATGAAAATATCTGTCATACTACACAAATACCGAATCTCGAAAACGATGTATTTATTAAAAAAATGTCCAAAATAACCAAATTATTGAATACTCTTTTTTGGTGGGAAAACTCATTCGATACCAAAACGGATTCGGTAACTCATATTAGCGAAGTGAATCTCGGAAAAACTTCGTCTCGCTTATTACGAAGTGGCGCAGAAGCAGAGGCTATGATTTTCACTCCAACAATAAAATCATTCCCTGATAAATCACTTTTTTTTGAAATATTACAAAAACACTATAGAAATGAAACAGATGAACTACAGATTAGTTTAGAAGAAAAACAGAAAACAAAGGTTTCGTACGATGAATATATACTTTTTTTACATCAGTTGCCGAATTCCTAAGGGAATCCTAGACATTAGCTGTCGATTTATTGCTACGCTAGCTTCGCTGGTTCTATCTAACATCTAATCTGGAGCGAAAATCGTAGACGAAGTCGAAGATTTTCCGAGATTAGTTACTAGAATCGGCAAAGCCGAACACTTCGAAAAGGGAACTAATGAATTTATTACAAAATCTCAGATAATTTTTGTATCTGGTCATCTCCTAAAACATCTGGAAACACAACATCAAAATCAATGATCAAAGTACCTGAACGCCCATCTTTATTCATACCCAAATTGGGAACAACCTTTTTATATCCCGGTTTTATTACCGTAACATTTGTATGATTATTAAAAGCCAACATTTTACCGTTCAAATGTTTTATCTCAAATTTGAAACCACACAATGATTCCTTCAATGTCAACTGTTTTTTTACTATCAAATCTATACCTTGTCTCATAAATTCTGTTTCATTATTTATTTGAATGCATATTTTGATGTCACCCTTTACGCGATTATCTATATTATTACCCATATCACGCAAAATTATTACCTCATTTTCGTCTATTCCAGCTGGAATGGTAATATTTAAGGTTTGTAATTCGATATTTTTCGTATTATTTACTACATACCATTTCTCAATTTGAATAGGAAGAACACATCCACAGAATGCTTGGTCCATAGATAATTGAATATTTTTAATAATTGGTGTTGGTTTGTTCATATTTTGGAAAAATGGGTGCATACCACCCATACCAGGCATACCACCCATACCAGGCATACCAGGCATACCTCCTTGAAATACATGAATATCAGGTCCTCCACTCATATTAAAGGCAAAACCTGGTGGCCCACCTGGACCACCCTGCCCGCCAAAAAAAGCTCTAAAAATATTATTAATATCGTGCATTTCTGCACCCATGTCCCCACCACCCATAGGAAACCCACCACTCGATTGAAAATCATATTGTTGACGCTTTTCTGGAGTTGTTAAAGTTTCGTGTGCTTCATTTATTTCCTTAAATTTTTCAGTTGCTGCTGGGTCACTGTTGCGGTCAGGGTGATATTTCAAGGAAAGCTTACGAAAGGCTTTTTTTATCTCATCTTCCGACGCTTGTTTATCTACACCCAATATATCATAATAATTTTGAGACATTCTATAATTGTATATATCGCAAATATTTATTATGTTTTTTTATTATATTTATTATATATTTATATTTGGAATACACATAAAATGAATGGTATACAAATACAATAATGTCCAAAATATTAAATACACCTACCTTTATTTCAAAATATAAACCATATTTTATAGATGATTTTCATATTGACCCTGATTTTTCCTCTATTTTGAAAACCCTCTTTGAAATGGACGATTTAAACATGTTATTTATTGGCAACACCAATTCTGGTAAGACAACATTTCTTTATTCAATTATTCGTGAATATTATGGGTTAGGTAAAAATGATACTATATCCGAATCAAATATTTTATTTATTAATAATCTCAAAGAGCAAGGTATACAATTTTTCCGAAATGAAATGAAAACATTCTGTCGTTCAAGAAGCAACATTTTTGGTAAAAAGAAATTGATTATTGTTGATGATATGGACACTATTAATGAACAGAGTCAACAGGTATTTCGTAATTACATTGACAAATATAAAAATAATATTAATTTCATTGCTGTTTGTAGTAACATACAGAAAATTATTGAAAGTATTCAATCACGGGTACATATTCTACATATTCCACCATTAACCGAACCAAAAATTAAAGAAATTATGGAAAATATTATTCAGTGTGAAAAAATTACAATTGACGAAGAATCGAAAACCTACCTTTTATCCATTTCTAATAATTCGATTCGCAATATTATTAATAATTTAGAAAAAATACACATATTGGGGAAAGATATCGATATACTGTTATGCAAGAAACTATGTTCCAATATTTCCTTTCAACAATTTGAAGAATTTATAACTGCTTTACAACCACATCCATCGGTAGAACAGTGTTCGGATACTCAAAATACTCCACTACAAAATGCCATTAAAATATTGTATAAAATTCATGACTTTGGGTATTCTGTCATTGATATTTTGGATTATTTTTTTACCTTTGTTAAAATGACCAAATTATTGTCCGAAGAACAAAAATACAAAATTATACCAATCATTTGTAAATATATTACTATTTTTCACAATATTCACGAAGATTCTATAGAATTGGCCCTATTTACAAACGATATACAACCAATTTTACATTAGCAGTTGGAGCGAAAATCGTAGACGAAGTCGAAGATTTTCCGAGATTAGTTACTAGAATCAGCAAAGCCGAACACTTCGAAAAGGGAACTAATGAGTCTGGTACCGTAGGGGGTGTATCGTCGTAAAATTGATTTTTTTTTTGATAATAATCATATATTGTTATTATCAACAATGAACGAATACGAAAATACATTAGAGTGTGGTCAGGATGGAGAATTCAAGGCAGCACCGCTACGCGGTGCG